GCCCGCATCCTCTCTGAGCCGGATGGCACCGGTTACGAGCCGCCGCCGCAGCGCGGTCGTCCGGTTGCCAAGGCAGCACCGGCCAAGGCTTCGGCCAAGCGGTAGTTTCAATGGGAGCGCGGGGCGCTATGCAATAGCTGGCGTTAACCATTCTGGGATCTCGCGCTCCCACCTCATCCCGGCGCCGGTCCGGGTCTCCACCGGCATCTTCCTACCAACAAGTGGAGCTATGAAATGGGACGTCCCAAGAGTGTCATCCTCACCCCGCAGGAGCTGAAAGCTGCCCTCGGTACCAACAACAGCCAGCTCAAGGAACTGCGTGCGCGACTCAAGATCTACGAAGGTGATCGTGCTTCGGCGACCAAGGTCTTCGACAAGGCCGTCATTGCGGCTGAGAAGACGCGTGACGCGGCGATCAAGAACGCCGACAAGCTCATCAAGTCCCTGTCCAAGGAAATCGAAGCCGTCGAAGCCAAGAACGCCAAGCTGAAGCCGACGCCGGTCGAGACCAAGACCAGCTGAAGCGACGAGCTACCGTGGTGAGTTGAAGAAGCCCTCTCCGGAGGGCTTCTTCTTTGGAGATGAGCATGGCAACGAAACTGACGCTCTCGCGTACTTCCTTCTCTTCGTGGTTGATACACATGCACGTGGACGGTGATGTTGAGGTGACCATGCCGGACAAGAATGTGTACCGCTCCGCCGCTGGGGACATCTTCGAGATCAAGCTCGAAGCTGACCTGACCATCGACGATCAGAAAGTGTCCCTGGACACGGTCATTCGTGAGTGGGCCAAAGAGCGCGGGTACGCACTTGAGTTCACGCTCCGCAACGCTTCTGGAGATACACATGGACCTGATGATCGACCTCGAAACACTTGATACCTCGCCCACCGCCGTCGTGCTCAGTCTCGGCGCCGTGGCTTTCGATCCGTACGGGGAAGTGAACAGCTGGACGTTCCCGTTCTACGTCGAGTTCACCAACTTTCTGGAGCAGCAGACCGGCGTCGGCCGCACCATCTCCCCCAGCACGGTGCTGTGGTGGATGGGGCAGAACGCTGCAGCTCGCGAAGTGTTCAAGCCCAAGGAGACCAGCGACGTACGCTGCTCGCCGCTCTGGGGGCTCAACGCGTTCAACGACTACCTCAAGCCGCTGGATATCAAGCGTGTCTGGGCCAGGGACCCCGATTTCGACATCGTGATCCTGCGGTCGCTGTACCAGACCAATGCACCGGACCTGGCCTTCCCCTTCAGCTACAGCGCTGGACGGTCGGTGCGCACCGTGGAGGGCATGCCCTTCGCTCCGCTGCGCGACAAGCCACCTGTTGCCCACAACGCCCTGGAAGATGCCATCAACCAGGCCTACAGCGTCCAGGAAGTCTTTGCAGCACTCAAGACGCGGTTCGAAGGGCGCGCTGCCCCACAGACGGAGGGTCTCTAATGCTCACCAAGGCACCTGTCATCGGCGTAGCTGGCCTCGCCCGCAGCGGCAAGGACACGCTCGTCAACTTCATCCTGGCCGCGCGCGGCCATGGATACCGCTACGGCTTCGCAGATCCGATCAAGCGCATGCTGCTGGCGCTGAACATCGACTGCACCGATCCGTTCTGGGTCGGCAACAAGGAGGCCGTGATCCCTGCACTCGGTGTCAGCCTGCGTCGGTTGATGCAGACCCTCGGCACGGAGTGGGGCCGTGAGCTGATCAACCCCGATCTGTGGGTGATCCTGGCCAAGCAGGCGCTGCTCGACAACGGCCCGGGAATGCTCATCTCGGACGTGCGCTTCGAGAACGAGGCGTCGTGGATCCGCGCTGCCGGCGGTCGGATCATCCACATCCGACGCGTCAACGCGACTCCCGTCGAAGGCCACGTCAGCGAAGCTGGCATCGTTGCAGAGCCAGTCGACATCGTGATCCACAACAACAGCACCCTGGGTGACCTGCAGGGCGCCGTGCAGGAGATGTTCCATGGGTGATCGAGTGCTGCTCCAAGTGATCAAGCGGGATGAGGCCCCCGGATACTCTCCGGTGATCTACTGCCACTGGCTTGGTGGCGAGGCTGTCGAAGCCGTGAAGCGGCTGGCAGTGCGGATGGCGAACCGACGTGGCGATGTCCCCTATATCGCAGCGCGCCTTCTCCAAGAAGCCATTGGCGACAATGACGGCGATACCGGCTTTGGGCTGATGCTCGCGGACAGGCCACTCACCGCCGAGGACTCCCACGGCGACGCCGGCGTGATCCTGGTCGATGCCGACACGTTCGAAATGACTTTCCTCGGAGGGTATCTTCCCCATGGCGACGGGTCCTGAGAACAAGTACATCGCCGGGGTGCACAAGAAGCTCCCCGGCGGGCACGCCGAGAAGATGCACAACCCGTACCGGCGCGGCACACCGGATGTGTTCTACAGCGGCATGCTCAGCTCACTTTGGGTTGAGTACAAATTCATCGCGAAAATTCCGAAATCAGCGAACATCCTCCCGGAACTCTCGCAGTCACAGCTCGAATGGTGTGAAGCCCGCTATCGCGAAGGCCGTGCAGTCGCGGTCATCGTAGGCTCCCCCGAAGGCGGCGTTGTGTTCCGGCACCTGGAGTGGATGTCTCCGATGCCGGCCGACATATTTCGTCGACGTCTGCAGTCCAAAGAAGACATCGCGCTCTGGATCCATTCCCAGATCGGAGATGCTGCATGTCGGTCCTCACTAATCTCACTTACGCCAACAAAGTAGTGCTGCAGCTGTACAAGCTGCTCGCTACGGGTATCTTCGGGTACCTCTTGATACGCGATGCCCGCAAGGCCCGCCGCCGTGTTCCAAGGCTTTGACACGGTCAAGGAAGCCCTGAGCATCGTTGGTAGTCTGGGTAGGCCCAGCAAGATGCCCGGGTTCGCGTATGGAATCCCAGCGCGGCGCTGTCCGATCGGCGCCGTGTTGGCCAAGATCCCAAACTCCGTGTGTTCTGACTGCTACGCGCTGAAAGGTCGGTACGTGTTCGAGAATGTCCAGAAAGCCCAGGAGCGTCGATTCCAGGCGCTCAAGCACCCGCGCTGGGCAGACGCCATGGTGTTCCTGATCAACCGCTACCGTTGCCAGTGGTTCCGCTGGCACGACAGTGGCGATCTGCAGGGATTCTGGCACCTGGAGCTCCTGTGCAATGTAGCCAGGCGCTGCCCGAACACTCAGTTCTGGCTCCCGACTCGGGAGCGCGCGACGGTGCGCTACTTCAAGGGCACCATCCCGCCAAACCTTCTCGTCCGCATGTCGGGCACCATGATCGATGGGCCTGCGCCCAAGGAGTTCGCGCACACCTCCCGCGTTGTCACCAAGATCGAAGACGTCACCTGTCCTGCCTACACGCAGGGCGGCAAGTGCGGCGATTGTCGCGCGTGCTGGTCACCCGATGTACCCAACGTCAACTACCCCCAACACTGAGGTCATCCATGAAGAACCGTACCGCTACGTTCACCGCCGAAGGTCAGCCCGACTTCACCGTCCGCGTTTCGATTGCGCCAGCGAACATCGCCATGTCGCTGCAGACGGCGATGCAGCCGCCGGTGGTGTACAACTTCCTCGACAACGCGACGCCGCTGCAGCTCGCCGAGGGGTTCCAGTTCCTCACCGACGTGATCAGCGAAGACGTCCCCGGTCGTTGGTCGCCGTTCCGTCGTGGGTGGAACAATGTCGCCCAGGACGTACACGAGAACGCCGTCAACAAGGGCTTCTGGCCCGAGGAGGGCCGCAACGATGGCGAGATGCTGGCGCTGATCCACAGCGAGATCAGCGAAGCACTGGAGGCCATCCGCGACGGCAACCCGCCGGACAGCAAGATCCCCGAGTTCACCGGGGCCGAGGTCGAGCTGGCTGATGCTGTGATCCGCATCATGGACATGGCGATCGCTCGTCAGTGGCGTGTGGCCGAAGCCATCGAAGCCAAGATGGCGTTCAACAAGACCAGGGCCTTCAAGCATGGAAAGCAATTTTGAGCCGAACTACTTCTGCGCACCCGCAGCGGAGTGGCTCCCGAAGGTCTGGGTGAGCAAAGACGTGCTCATGTGCAGCTTGATCGCGGAGGGGTGCACAATCCCTCCGCACACTCGGCACATCGACACCATCAAACGGTCGATCGTGGCGTCAGCCCCGGTGACGGCGCGCAGGATGGTGATGGGCATGTTCTACGACGCGGACCGGGTGTACTTCACCGCGGTGTCCGGTCCCCCGATTGGCGCGATCCTGGTGCGCTGGGGGAACGTCCCGCTGTTCGTGTGTACACGAGCTCTGGGCCTGCCCATCGTTCCGATCGGATGGGACATCTTCCTCAACTGGCAAGACTTCCCACCGTACATTGCGAAGCTACCCGATGCCGAAGCTACCTGCTGAGCCATTCCGCTGCGCGTTCTGCACGCGCGTAGTCCAACTGTCGAAGGACGGCAAGTCCGTCCTTCGACACACCAACGTCAAGGGGTTCTGCAGCGGGTCGTATCACACCGTTGCGGAACACCTAGCTGTCAGGGAGAAGTTGTATGGCCCAAGGCCTGGACCTGTACCGAAAGTGCGCGTGGTGCGGAAGTAGCCAGTTCATCAACAAGTCCACGCTGACTGTTCATGCCCACATGAAGCGTGGGACCCGCCCTGCGATCGCATGCCCGGGCGGCGGACTGTCTCTCGTCGAGCACATGCGCCACCTGATCCTCAAAGAGAAGGCGCCGCTTGGTCTGGACCAGAAGCAGATCGAAGTCCTGAAAGCCACGATCGCAGAGCTGACGCCCGAGCAGATCGCGCGCCTGCCTGAATTGCTCAACCAACTGGAGAAAGAGGGGTGAAGAAGTTCCACTTACCGTTGTTGACAGGAACTGAGTTCGCAGTTGTGCTGGCGGCGCTGCGCAAGTTCGCCGAAAACCCCGTCTACACTGAGCACTTCGATGCCCTTGGACACACCCAGCGAAAGCAGGCGACTGATCCGAATTGGATCGACGCCTTGGCTGACCGCATCAATACCAACAGTGAGATCAGCTAATGAAGCGCCTTACGACCACGATCACCACGACGGTGGATGAAAAGCTGGAGTTCGACTGTACGGAAGGGTACCTGCTGATCAGCATCTGGGACATCTTCAACAACGATGAGAACGCCGAGGACATGGGCGGCGGCGGTGAGCTCGAATTCATGGAGGATCTCCAACGAGCGTGCTACATCGCTGCGCAGCTCATCAGCAAGCACATCGACTGGGACGAGATGGACACCGTCTTTGACTATGAGTATTCGGAAGACACCCGCCCCGGCTCACTGGCCCACACGATCTACGAGGCCATGCGCGGTGAGCAGGAGCTCGATGGACCTGTGCTCGCCTGGTTGCACACCTCGGGCATCAAGCTCAAGGCGATCGAACTATGAGCCTCTGGATCATGAAGGTCCCTGTGCTCAGCAGCGCACACCTTTCCATGCGCACCACCAGGGCTTTGGTGGAGGGAAAGTACGATGCCGCGCTGATCGCGCCCTACGCCGAGGGGATGTTCATCTGGATGGGGTTCGCCGACCCCATCGTCGGCCTCCCGCGCGACCTCAAGCTGCTCATCCTGTGGGCGCGTGAACAGAGGGTCGAGTGGATCCGCCTCGACGCTATCGGCGAAACACTCACTGATGTCCTCCCCACCTACCCTTGGAGCTGATCATGGGCAAAGCAGTCAAACCATCCGTCTTCCTCATCGCTGAGACCAACCTCGTCGAAGACGGTATCGACGCGTTGAAGGAAGCACTCGGTATCGAGAATTGGGTCACCGACCCTGACGCGTCGCCGGCCGAGTGGCTGACCGAGTTCGCCGGCAAGTCTTGCTACATGTCCTTCTTCTTGTCGCTCAATCAGAACCTCACGGCGGTCAACACCAAGACCAACGCGGAGTACATCGAGAACTC